CATTATGATTTAAAACTAATTGTTTTTTATCATTATTACCTTTAATTGCTTTAACATTAATTTTATATAAATCATTAAATAATTTAACTATATTTTTAACATAATTTTCTATATCTTCTCCTCTATCAGCTCGCATTTTACCAGCATTAAAATTAGTTTCATTTGTTTTACACCATTTATCTAAAATATCATTTAATTCATTATATGATATATCAAGAATAGTATTTAAATTTTCATCCATTATTAATTTAAAAAAAATAATAAATAATAATCAGTTTTTATTGTAGATGACTTTAGAATTATTTGAAAAAATAAAGGAAATTGTAGATGAGATTTTTCAAAAATTAAAAAAAGATTTTAAATTAAATATTGATGAGAATGAAAAAACAATAGTTTATTATAATATATATTTAACTTCGTATGGAATTAGAACAGGAACATTTATTGATAATTTTACAAAAAATTATAATTATAAAATTATATTTGATAAGGTTAAAAATTTAGAAGGTTATGATAAATATTTTAGTGATTTATTCAAAAAAATAAAAACAATAGATAATTTAGATTTTTCAATAGGTGCTTATTATGATTCATCAAATTTTAAAGATATTATTTATGTTTATAATAAAAAATTTTATAAAAAAATTAAAAAAAGTATGAATTATTTAAATAAAAGACTTGAAAGTGATAAAGAAATAGATACAAAAGATGATAAATTACAATGGCATATTGCAGATTTATTAGGATACGATAAAGTTAAGCATAAAGATAATTATGATGAAAATAAAAGTTTAGGAATTTCATTTGTGTTAAAAAATAATAAAAAGGATATTGAAATTTTAGCATACCAAAGTTATAAGAAATATTTAATAAAAAATTATGAAAAATTACATAAAATGAATGATTTGCCTATAATAGAAAGATATAAAGGAAAAAGATTTTATTTAATAATTGATGATATTGGAATATAAATATTTAAGCAAATATTTTACTTAAAAAACTGGGTTCTTCAATTAAATTTTCAGGTTTTTCATAACCATCATAAAACATTACAGGTTTATCTTTTTCATTACATTTAACTTGTTTACTTTTATAAATATAACAAGTATCTTCTAATTTAAAAATTTTACCTTCAACATCTTCCTTTCGAGGTGCAATGTAAATGGTGCAATTATCTTTACAAACTCTTTTAAAAAGAAGAGCTAAAGAAAGTCCAAATAATGCACTAATAAAAATTTGACCAACATTAGTATAAAATAATCTATCAATAATACTTTTTAAATTCATTCTAATTATAATTATTTTTTTAAATTATAGGTTGAGTAATTGCTTTATCGGTGCATTTAACTTCTTCAACATCATATTTATAACAAAAATCATTTTCATTTTTATAAACAATTTTGGATGCATTATAAGGAGTTGGATATTTAATTATAATTTTTTGTTTAGGACTTGAAATATAAACGAAAAAAATACCTATAGCAAAAGCAGAAAAAAACGCAATAAAACTAAATTTAAAAGTTTTTGGTTCCATTTTTCAATTATCTAATCTATAAATAATAGATTATTAAAAAAATGAGTTCAGTAACAGAAATATTTAATAGTATTTTTTCAATATTTGATTTAATTGGCTATTTTTTCTCTGTATTATCTTATTTGTTGAGCATGGGATTTTATAGTATTACATATTTAACAGGAATTATAGGTTATTTTATAAAAGGATTTTATGATCAATTAAGTATAGTAGGAAGATTATTTGATTCATTAGTTCAAATAATAAATTATGTATTTGAATATATTGGTTATGTAATAGGAGGAATTGCATCAATAATATCATTTTTTGTAAATTTAGCAGAAACAGGTGGAGATGATGATTTATTTTAATTTACTTAAAATTCTTTTTTTAGTATAAATATCAGGAACTTCAATTAATTCAGGTCTAGGAAAAGCAATTAATTTTTGTAAATTACCAATTGTTTTATTATCCATCCATTGTTTATATAAAAAAAATCTTTTATTTAAATATTCATCATATAAATTTTGATTTTCAATTCTTTTATTTTCATAATTAGAAATATAAAAAGAAATATCTTCTAAATATTGATTATGTAATTTTTCATTTTTATCTTTGTATTCATTAATATTTTTTATAAACATTTTTTTATTTTCAGGATTATTTTTATTAACACAATACAATAATGATAAACCAAAATCGTTTAAATTCATCTTATTTATTATTTATATTTATTTTATCATTATACATATTCGGTTGTGTTCCTTCAAACATTCCTTTATAAAATTCAGCTAATCTTAATTCATCGCTTAATTGTGCTTCATATTCATCTCTTGGAACATATTTAATAATAACTTCAGGTTTTGTCATTTCTTTATATTTATTGCTATAATAACCTTTTATGATTAATATCATACCTAAAAATAATAGAAAAATTGCTATTGCCTTCATATTTATATTTATAATATAAATAAATAAAAATAATTTAATCTTGTGGGGTTTCTTCAGAAGTCTCTTGAGGATTTTCTTGTGGAGTTTCTTGTGGAGTTTCTTCAGAAGTCTCTTGAGGGGTTTCTTGAGGGGTTTCTTGAGGGGTTTCTTCTGAAGTCTCTTGTTCTTCTTTCTTGCGTTTAGACCAAGCATCTTCCTCTGCAATTTCTTCAGCTAAATCTTCACCTTTTTTCATTTTATTAATAGCATCAACACGTCTCTTATCAAAAACTTCATCACGTTCTTCCATATTTTTCTTGTATTGCTTCATCAGAGTATTTAGTTGAGTTTCAGAATATTCTTGATTGGGTAAATCATTTGGATTTGGACTCCAAGGACACCAACAACCAACTTGACCAATAAAAATATCAAATTTATTATCAATCTTCTTGAGGAACTCACAACGATTTTTAGCTTCATCAACTGTATCAAAAACTCCACGAACTTTAATTCCTCTTACACTGGTTTGAAAATTATTCTCTCTGTGAAATTCTTTTTCAATTTCATCAGAATTAACAGATTTAAAAAACTTATATTGTTCATCAAGTTCATTAACTTCAAAAAGATAAGCATGATTAGTTTTAATAGTTTGAATTAAATCTTTGGAATCTTCATATTTATTTTCAAGATTATCCAATAATGTCTTCATGTCCTTACCAAAATTATTGAGGAATTTTGAAAAATAATACGCTTCTTTATTAACAAGAGTTGTTTCAGGACTTAAGAAGGATAAAAGACAATAATTTTGACCTCTGATAGGTTTATCTTCATCTAAATAATCCATTTCTTTAGTAGATACCAATGTCTCTTCCGTCATATTTACTAATTAATTATAAAATAAAAATCTTATATCTATTTTTATTTTCTATATATTAAGTATAAATAGATAGTAAATAGTTATGAATAGCGACGCAAGTTATACTTTTGATATATGGGAAGCTCTCACTCGATTACTTAAATATGCCATAGAAGCTCTTTTTGTTGCTTTAGCTGCCTATGCTTTACCCAAACAAAAACTTCAATTCAATGAAATATGGATGATTGCCTTAACTGCTGCCTGCGTTTTCTCCATTTTCGATTTACTTTCTCCTTCAATATCTGCTGGTGCTCGTCAAGGTGTTGGTCTAGGTGCTGGTTTCCGATTAGTTGGTTTCCCAGGCACTTAAAGAGATGGAATAACAGTATAATTTAATTCTTCACATATTTTTTTCCATATTTGGTCTTGAGCATATAATTTTTCTCTACTTTTCAATAAAGGAAAGAATTTAAGATATTCATTCAGTCCAAGTATTTGAAAGAATTTATATAAAACATAACTATAAGATAAAAAGTTTTTTCTATCTTTAGGACAATGTTTTAAAAATGGTGCTTGAATATCACGAAACATAGAACATAATTTTTCCTCTAAATCTGCTGAAAATTGTGGTGTAGGTATTCCATTAATCCTATTAATTATATAATTAATATGTTCATAATATTTATTAATTCGAAGTCTTTTTAAAATTTCTCTCATTTTATTATAAGTAATTTTTCGAGTATCAGCAATTTTTTCTTTTTTAATTTCATTTAAAATCTTTTCAAAAACTTCATTCGGTATATCAGTGCTTTCTTTACCTTGAACTTGATTACACCATTCCCGAAAATGGTTAATTCTTTTATAACTGAAATGTGATGTATCTTTGGTATTTTGTTTTAATAATGGTTTATTTTGTTCTATTAATAATGGTTCTTGAAATCCACAATCACTACAAATCATAATAGCATCTTGTTGAAGACAAGTCAAAGGATATTTGCAATTCTTACATAATTCTCGATTATCATATTCAATTTTACGTATATGATTATTATTGGTAATTGCTAAATATTCATCAACTAAAGAACTTTTTTCAACAACTTTATCTTCAATTTCATTAGAATTATTATCATCATCTTTTTTAATATTTAAATTAAATGATTCAATAATGGATTTATTTTTAAATTTATTATTTTTAACACAATTATTAGATTGTTTTTCAATCATATCATAATAATTAAATAAAATATAACTAGTTTTTTCATAATATTCAATTTCATCGAAACTTTTAATATTATTCAAATCTTCCTTAATTTTAATAATGTCTTCTCTTATTTTTATATTACTATTCCATAAATTATTATAATAATTATCATTAATTATACCATTATTATTATATTTAATTATTAAATCATTAATATAATTATAATTACTTTCTAAATTTTTTATTTTATCTATATTTATTTTTTCTTCAATAATTTTATTTGAATAGGTATTTATAATTTTATTATGCATCGCATCCAATGTAGATATTTCTTTATTTACATAAACTCGCTTCTTTGCTGTTTTATCTTTAAACATATTAGAATGTTTCTATAAATTAATGTTTTTAAATATGCTTATATAGTTGAAAAATAATATATTTTTTTTCTCATATTATAGTATAAAGAATATAGCATAAATGGGTGGTGGTCTTCTTCAACTTGTCGCTTATGGAGCTCAAGATGTTTATTTAACTGGTAATCCCCAAATTACTTTCTTCAAAGTCGCTTATCGTCGTCATACTAATTTTGCTATGGAGGCAATTCAACAAACTTTTTCTGGAACTGCTGATTTCGGTAATACCGTAACTTGTCAAATTTCTCGCAATGGTGATTTAATTCATCGTGCATATCTTCAAGTGCAACTTCCAATTATGACTTCAACAGATAAATTTGTTAATTATGTTGGTCTTCGTTTATTAAAATCTGTAACTATTGAAATTGGTGGACAACAAATTGATAAACATTATTCTGATTGGTTATATATCTGGAATGAATTAACTCTTCCTGTTGGCAAGCGTTATGCTTGGGAGGCTATGATTGGTGCTGATAATGATATTACAACTGGTGTTACAACTGGTGCTGTTTTACATATTCCTCTTGAATTTTGGTTCTGTCGTCAAATTGGTCTTGCTCTTCCTTTAATTGCTCTTCAATATCATGAGGTCAAACTTAAAATTGAATTTGAAACTTTACGAAATTGTGTATTTTCAGGTGCTGGTGCTGAACCAACATCAACAACCTATAAATTATTAAAGACTGATTTATGGGTTGATTATATATTTTTAGATACTGATGAACGTCGTAAATTTGCTCAATTATCTCATGAATATTTAATTGAACAACTTCAATTTACTGGTTCTGAAACTATTGCTGCAACTTCTTCTGCTCGTATTAAATTAAATTTCAATCATCCTTGTAAGGAATTAATATGGGTTGGTAAATTTTCTGATACTTCAACTTCTACTCGTCATCATTGGTATAATTATACTGTAAGAGGAACTGGAGCTTTCATTGCAAATAATGAATTACCTGGCGAAATAACAACTTTAACAACTGAACCTACTTTTGCTGAAGCTGGTGGCAGTAATATTTTAGCTCTTTCTTCTGAAACTGCTGCTGGAGATATGAATTCATATATCAAGAAATTAGTTTACAACGTAGATCCTGGATTTAATGGAAATGCTATTAATCCATTCAGCAAATGTTTATTACAATTAAATGGAAATGACCGATTTGCTGAACGTGATGGTTCTTATTTCAATTATGTTCAACCATATCAACATCATACAAATATCCCTGCTAATCAAGGAATTAATGTTTATTCATTTGCTATAAAACCTGAAGAACATCAACCATCAGGAACTTTAAATATGTCTCGAATTGATACTGCTGTTCTTGCTGTAACTAGTCGTTCATCAGTTGCAGGAGTTATTAATGTATATGCCACTAATTATAATGTTCTTCGCATTCTTTCTGGAATGGGTGGTTTAGCATATTCTAATTAGATTTTTGATATTTCTTTTTTTTTCTCATATTATAGTATAAAGAATATAGCATAAATGGGTGGTGGTCTTCTTCAACTTGTCGCTTATGGAGCTCAAGATGTTTATTTAACTGGTAATCCCCAAATTACTTTCTTCAAAGGTGCTTACCGTCGTCATACTAATTTTGCTCTTGAAGCAATAGAACAAACATTTAATGGTAATCCAAATTTTAATTCTCGTGTAACTTGTCAAATTTCACGAAATGGCGATTTAATTCATCGTGTGTATTTACAATTAAAATTAACTAATAGAACTGATGATATTTATTGCAAATATTTTGGTCTTCGTGTTATTGATTATGTGGAAATAGAAATTGGAGGACAAAAAATAGACAAACATTATTCTCATTGGTTATATGTGTGGAATGAATTAACTTTACCTATTGCTAAACGTGATGGTTTCAATGATATGGTTGGTGCTTATGGAGGAACTTGTGTAGCTAGTGGAACTGCTGTAAGTTCTCTTAAAACAATCAGAGATACATTATATGTTCCTCTTGAATTCTGGTTCTGTCGAAATATTGGTCTTGCTCTTCCTTTAATTGCTCTTCAATATCACGAAGTAAAAATAAATATTAATTTTGCAGCTGAAGCTGATTGTAAAATATCAGGTGGTGGTACTAGTAATTCACCTTCATTCACTGCTTCATTATGGGTTGATTATATATTTTTAGATACTGATGAGCGACGCAAATTTGCTCAATTATCTCATGAATATTTAATTGAACAACTTCAATTTACTGGAAAAGAAGCTGTTACATCATCTGATAGCTTAAAAGCTAAATTAAATTTCAATCATCCTTGCAAGGAATTAGTATGGTTTTTAACAAATTCTGCCACTAATAATGATAATTGGTTTAATTATACTACTAAAACTGATGCTATTGCAGTAGGAGATGGTGATGCAGAAACTTATCGAGTTAAATTAAGTTATGATGGAGTTACTGGAAATAAAAATGAAGTTTATTATCCTTCAAATCCAGTTACTAAAGCTAAATTAGTATTAAATGGAAATGATCGATTTGCTGAACGTGATGGTATGTATTTTAATGTTGTTCAACCTTATCAACATCACGAAAATATACCTGAAAATGCAGGCATTAATGTTTATTCATTTGCTTTAAAACCTGAAGAACATCAACCATCAGGAACTTTAAATATGTCTCGTATTGATACTGCTGTTCTTAATTTAACTATTTTTAATAAAACTGATGCACCTAAATATGAAAGTGTTAATTCATCATTATATGTATTTGCAACTAACTATAATGTTCTTCGCATTCTTTCTGGAATGGGTGGTTTAGCATATTCTAATTAGATTTTACATATTTCTTTTTTTT